CTAATCCGGCGGCGCGGCGGCTGCTGCATTGAGCTCGGCGCTGATCATGGCGGCGAGCGCCTCCTCCGCGCGGGTGCGCAGGCTTGCATCCTTGGCCGCGAGATCGTTCCGGATCCATTCGGGCAGATGGCGCAGCAGTTCGGCGAGGGCAGAGGGTGCGATGGTGGGCATGCCGCCCCTCTCCGCCAGCGCGCGGCGGGTTGCAAGTCACTCCTGCACAGTGCGGGCACATTGCGCGCCGGCATGTGCCGGCGGCACGCGGAACGCCTTCGGGCGCGCGAGGGAGAGGGGCGCCGAGCCCGAGCGGCCCTGCCAGCGGCCGGCCCACGGCCAGCGCGTCGATCCCATGCTGGCGAAGACCGGAGGCGAGGCCTGCCATGACCGGCAACGAAGCCAGATAGTGAGCAACTCTGGTACGCTTATCGTTAACCTTGAAAGACCTCTAGCCTCGACGCAGAAACGCTGATAGGCGCTTGGCGGATGAACCGCACCCATATCAAGGAACTCGACAGTCTTCGCGCTATCGCCGTCGGTCTAGTTTTTATTCAGCACTGGAACGTTGCGGGTCTCGGTCATTTCTACACCGGCGGATGGGGAGTCCGTTTCTTTTTTGTTCTCTCTGGTTTCCTGATAACGGGCATCTTGTTAAATTCCCGTGAAAGGATCGAGAGCGGATCTAGCCTGAGCGAAGAATTAAAGACCTTTTACATTCGGCGTACACTACGGATATTCCCCGTTTATTACCTGGTTCTGACGTTGGTAGCGTTTCTAGCGCTTCCAGGATTCCACCAGAACCTACCTTGGCATGTGCTTTACGGATCGAATATCCGCTATTCACTTGACGGGCACTGGCCTCAGACGGCTTCACACCTTTGGTCGCTCGCGGTGGAGGAGCAATTTTATCTGCTCTGGCCGGCGATGATTTTCCTGCTGCCTCGTCGCGTGGTGCTTCCGGCCATCGTTGCTCTGATTACGTTTGCCCCTGTTTTCCGGCACGTGATACGCTTAAGTAGCGGCCACCACATCGCGGCGATGACATTGATGCCCGGCTGCCTTGACTCGCTTGGGATTGGAGCCTTGCTCGCTTATGCGCGTCACCAGAAGATGGATACGTCTGCGTGGTCGCTGCCGCTGCTGGCCACAGGCCTACCGATCCTCGCGATTGATCTGGAGTTTGGCCTTGCCTTGATCGGTGCAGGCGTTGTTAATGTAGTTACCAACGCAAGCGGGTCGCGCCTGATGTCGTTCCTTCGCATCGATCCGATATGCTATCTTGGGACGATTTCGTACGGCCTCTACCTCTATCACCCGTTCATATATCAGTTGCTTTTGCCATATGATCTACCTGGCAAGCTCCTAATCTGCACGGCAGCAACGATTGGCATAGCAGCGGTCTCATGGGAGAGTTTCGAGAAGCCTATTTTGCGGCTGAAAGGCCGTTTTGCCTACAAAGCGTCATCCGCGGTCACCGCCCAATAATGACGATCTTCAGTGGGCGGCCAGCGCCCAGCGCGTAGATCCCTGTCAGCGAAGCTCGAGACCGCTATTACACGCAGCGAAGCCGGATCGAGAGCAACTCTGGTACGCTTATCGTTAACTTTCAAACACCTCTAGCCCCGACTCGGAAACGCTGATAGGCGCATGACCGATGAATCGTGACCACATCAAGGAACTTGATAGGTTTCGTATGATTGTTACCCATCTGATTTTCGGTCACCGCTGACACGTTACAGCCAAATCTGAAATTACGGTTTTCCCGAGCAAATTGTCCACAACCGAAGTTTGCACGTCAATTTAACGTCCGCTACCTTTCAGCGTTGCATCAACAAGAGATTCGTCATGCAAGACCATCGCAATCTGGATCGTTATCTGCGAAAGGATATTCATCGGGTCGCGGGCTATCTTGCAACCATTGACGCTGAAGCCATAGCGGCGCTCGGCAAATTCCAAACGGCAAATGGGATAAAGGGCGATCTGTGCGAACTGGGCGTACATCACGGCCGCCTGTTCTTCATTCTGGCCCACCTTCGTGGAGTAGGCGAAAAGGCCTTACCGGTCGATCTCTTTCTGGATGGCGCGGGAAACGACAATGCCACGCACAGGGGACGCGACAAGGCCTTCTTCAATCATCTCGAGCGTTTCAAGATCCATCTCGATGACGTGCTGACCGCCAATACGCTGGAGCTGGCGCCCGATGACCTTCTCAAGCGGATCGGCAGGGCGCGGATCGTCAGCGTCGATGCCGGTCATCTTTACGACGAAGTCGCCAACGATCTGCGCTTGGCCAAGAGCATATTGACCGATGATGGCGTGATCATTGCTGACGATTATTTCAATATCTACTGGCCCGACGTGACCACCGCCACCAATGACTTCCTCACGCAGAATAGCGATTTCGCGCCATTCCTAATCACGCCGGGTAAGCTCTATATCTGTCGCACGTCAGCCATGGACCGCTATCAGCGCTTTGCGCATGAGTTCACCGCGTCTGACAAGATCCGCGCGCGAACGGTCGAGCTGAACAAGGTGCAACTCATCGCTGCGCGGCTCTCGCGCAAAGGAGAAGTTCATTATAAACTCAAGCGCTGGATCTAGCGCTTGAGCTACCCTGGGACGGCGCCGCTATCAGTGGGCCGCCTCATAGATTAGGGCGCTAGTCGGATAGCCGCCGCCCTGCAGGTGTGTGTTCTTGAAGATCACGTTATCACAGACTCCTTCCCCACGATTGGCGTTGCCGCCGAGGAACGAGGATTCCCAGAACATCGAGTTTTGCAGGATGGTATAGGGGTATGTCGCCTGCGACCCGTCACCATTGGGACCAGCGGTGTTCGAGCCGATCACGAAAGTGTTACGTCCAGTATTATTGAGAGTGAAATTACAATTGTACATGAACATGCCGATGATATAATTGTTGTCCTTGAAGAACGGGCCTTGAGCATTAGCGCTCAGCACGGTAATATTCTCAGCGATTCCTCCATAGCTCCACGCTCCGCCCAAGACGTTGATGTTGTTGCTGTTATAATATTGGAAGGTATCGGGGTGAAGTTGGGAGGTGGGCGGGATCGTTTGAAGCGTGACATTGCGCGAATAAAGCACATTCTGGATGAAGTTGCGCCCGCATAGCGGCACAGAGACGTTGACAACCGAGCGCGCGGTCCGGAAGGTGCTGCCGTAGTTATTATAAACACCGCCTCGCACCCAAGCATTAACGTTGGCGTGATTAAACGGGTAGTCCTGTGCGAGCCATGTCGCGCCGCCATCGAAGGAGCAATCTTCGAAATAGCCCGACGACCCCGATATACCGGTGGCCTGGATACCGCTGAACGAAACGCCCTTTACGTGAAAGAGCCTCGTTCCCATGCCGGAGCTGTTCGAACTCGTGAAGACGCAATCGCTTGGCTGGAGGCCGTCAAGCGCGCTCAACTTCATTGCCCGGAACGTCGTTGCGCGCGTTGACGAGGCCGAAAATGCGAGGTTGGTCCCGCCGGTGCAGACAAGCTCTAGATCGCCATAATTGTGTCCCGAACCAGACGGAGAGAACGAGGCGATCGCCTGCTCCATCGTCGCCTTGGGATGATCCTTGTCCAGGCCGCTATTGCCGCTGGAGCCATTGGCTCCAAAATAGCGCTTGGTTCGCGTGAGTGTACCATTAGCATTGGTCGTGAATTTGAATGCCTGCCTAAAATCATTGTAGGGGTTCTGCAGTACACGCGGCTTGCCGTTTTTTGGCCACGCCACGATCCGCATGCACCGGACAGTTTCGGAAGCGTAGCCGTCAGCCCACTTTGACGGGTCGATACGAACAGGGAAGCCCCAGAAATTCTCGGCCGAATTATATTGCGCGGTGATGGTGATCCAGGGCCCTTCGTCGCAGGCCACTGTCACCTTCTCCATGCCGAACAAGGGATGGTTGGTGTCAAAATCGCCGAGCGGCCCGGTATGATAAGCATGGATCCAGAGGATGTAAGGGCTGTCGAGTTCGAAGAATGGCGGCTCCTCCACATAGCAGGTTGGCGAAAAATTATAGCCAACATTGGCGGATGTACCGCGCTGCGCCGTGACAGATACGCCGTTGACGGCCGCCGTGGTCGCGGTCCATCCGGTGCCTGGGATGACTGTCTGGATCCCGGATATGGAATTGACCGTGAAGGTGAAAGCCGCAAGCTCGGCGGTCGAGGAGCCATCTGACACCCTCACAGTGACTCCGCTGAAGCTCCCTGCATTCGAAGTGCCGAGTGTGACAGTCGCTTGGTTGCCGCTGGCGAGAAGGGTGACTGACGACCCCGAGGACGCATTGATAAGCGACGGCGTATAGGTTCCGGTGCCGCCATCAAAGCTGACGGGGAAAGATATCACGTCGCCCTGGTTGGCAGTGGTGACGGGCGTTCCGTGGATCGCCAACGGGATGGCGGGGGCGTCCTGAATGATATCCGTAGGCGCAGTGTAGACGAAGATCGACTGTCCGTCGCCATTGATCGCAGCGACTCCAAGCCGCACCTTCTTGCTGATCTGCCCTGCGGCCAAGAGCAGCGTTGAGGCCGTAGCGCCGGCGAGATCGGTCCAAGTCGAGAAGTCCGGCGCATCCGCCGTCTGCCACTGATAAGCATAGCCGGTGATCACAGACTCCGTTGATGCCCATATTCCGTTGGTTCCGGTGAGCGTTTGACCATCGATAGCCGAACCCGAAATGGTCGGCGCGACTGTGTTGATTGCGTAGTCCCGCTTAGCGATATGGCCACGAAAGTTCAGTCGAGACATCAGCCTATTCCCAGAAGCATTGCGTTTGATGGATGTGAATTAGGCCCTGCCCCAGTAGAGTAGGTCAGCACCAAAATTCCTGCTCCGGCGGCTCCGGCCGCTCGAGCGCCCCCGCTACCGCCGCCATAGCCACCACCATTGCCGCCGGTTGCACCCGAAGCGCTTGAGGTGTTGCCGCCACCGCCACCAGAACCAGGGCCGGCTACCGCGCTATCGCTCGTTTGCATCCAGATGGCATATTGAGAGCCGGCGCCACCGGTTCGCACCGTAGTTCCGCCACCGCCGCCGCCCGATCCGTTCGTACCGCTACCTGCGGCCCCACCTGTCGAACCACTGCCTCCAGCATCTCCTACCGGCCCGGTGCCCCCCAACGAGCCGTTGGAACCACTTGCATTATCCACGCCAGCCGTCGATGAGCCGCCGTTACAGCCGCCCCCCCCAGCGGCCCCTAGCCCAGAGGGGTTGCCGCCGCGCTTACCGTCCCCGCCGGGTCCGGCCGCACCACCGCCACCACCGCCAGTACCACCGGCACCGGGTGTTCCTCCATCACCTCCGGAGAAGGCAGCATTGCCTACGCACGATCCGGCTGCCCCCCCGGTTCCTTGAACATTGGCGGCAGAAGCATTCGCGCCTGCTTTAGCGATCAATGCGCCAGAGTTAAAGCTCGTGTCGGTCTGTGAGCCACCGGCGCCGACGACATAATTATAGCTGTTGCCGGGTGTCACCGCATATGCATTAAGCACAGCGTATGCACCGCCTCCGCCGCCAGCGGCTTGACCAGTAGTGGCGCCTCTTGCGAAGCCGCTACCGCCCGCGCCAATGCCTTCGACCTTGACGGACGTCACCCCTGCCGGGCATGTCCAGTTGCCCGACCCGGTGAGAAAAACAACAGTAGTCATTACAGGTTCGCCACGGTTTCGGCGGTGATCACGATCGACGTCACCGCGCTGGATATGGTTGCCGTCCAGTTGTTGTTGGCGGCGGACTGGACGGCGGCGCTGCCGGCGTCGGCCGAGAAGCCGACGGTGGCGCCGGCGGGCACGGCAAGCACGTAGCGGGTAGTGCCCGCGGTCGCGTCCTTGATCGTCGCCGTCACCGCGGTAGCCGAAGAATTGGTGACGATCAGCCGGTAGAGATCCTTGAATACGCCCGATCCGCCCGCGGTCACGATCGTGGTTTCGCTGGTGCCGGTGATGGTGGTCGTCTGGATCGCCTTCACCTCGCGCAGCGCCGGGATCGAGATGCGCTTGCCGAGCTTGTCGTGCAGCGCGTTGACCACCTGGCCATCCGCCACCGCCGTGGGATTGGCCGTTTTCGCAAGCCCGCCTTCGGTAACCGGCGCGAAACTGAGCGGATTGCCGGGCAGCGTCGCGCCGATGATCGCGCCCGCCGCCGTCGGATCGACCTTCACGCCATTATAATAGAAGGCGACCTGCAGGCTGCCGTCGGTATCGGTGACGCCGCTGAGCGCGGCGCTGATCGCGGCGGTGTTGGTGCCGACTGCGTCCAACGAGGTTTTATCCTCATTGGCGAGCGTGACCGGCTTGGAATTAACCGCATCGGCACGCCCATTGGGGTTCAGCGTCACCGGCTGCGGATTGTTCGAGATATCAGGTATGTTGAACGTGCTCATTGATGTGCTCCCAATTGGTGCTGCGCGGCGTACCAGGCCTGCCACCCGATCAGTTCGATGGTGTTTTCCCCGCAAATCCGGGCATCTTCGCGAGGAATGAGGGTATCTGCGCCGGCGTCGTCAGCGCGGCCGGCGCCGCCGGAAAGACCGGGCAGACCGGGGCCGCCGGGGCGATCCGGATCGGCTGCGGCGGCGGGTGGCCGCAGGCGCATGGCGTCGTCAAAAGCAATAAGGCGGCTGCGCGTTTCATCCTGCACCTTTGCGGTTACGGTGATCTGATGGCTTTCGGTTTCGGCCTTGCTCTGGCTGGCGCGGGCGACCGCGAGCGCGCCCGCCTGCCGCCAGAGCGCGATATCGCTGGCATGCGCGGCGCGCTCGGCCGCGAGCGCGACATGCGCGCTATGCATGCGCAGCGTCTGCACGCCCGCGCAGAGCCCCGCGGCGAGCAGCCCCGCCCCCAGCGCCGGCGCGACGTAAGATGACAGCGGCAAAGGCAGCGCGATCATGGCACGCCCTCGCCGGAGCCAAGCCCCTCGCCCGCCGCCTTGGCCTTCGCGACCGCAGTTTCCTTGAGCGCGACGCCCGCGCCGCCGGCGGCCAGTATTCCCGCCGCGCCGATGCCGAAATCGGTGGGGCTGAACGGCTGGCGGTTGAACCAGATCGCCAGCCCCTGAAAGATGATGAAGGAAAAGCAGGTCAGCGCCCAGACGAGCCGCCCCAGCTCGACATGATCATTATTGACTCCCTTCAGGAAATTGAGGTTCAGGCTCATGCCGCGGCCCCGTCATATTGGCAGAAATTGCTGCCGTGCATCACCGCGCGCAGCGCCTTGCCGTAGCCGCGATCGGTGGCGTAGACGCCGGTCAGCGCATCGGCGAAGCGGTCCGGATCGGGCAGCGCGGCGCGCGCCCGCGCATAGACCGGCTTGTTGAGCAGCGCGCCATGCGCATCGAAGGCTTCGGCGATCGATCCGAATTTGCGGAACGCGGTCTCGATGAAATAATCATGCCCGTCGCGATCCTGCTCGCGCGTGCGCACGGTGACGAAGGGATCGCCGGGCCGGGCCTTGATGCCGAACGGATTGTTCGATCCGGGCGGCATATGCCGGCCCCAACCGCTCTCCACCGCCCACTGCGCGAGGCTGATCGAGGCGGGGATCCTCCACTTGCGCTCGGCTTCGCGCGCGGCGGCGATGATCTCGGGCGGGAGCGTCGCCATGGCTCAGCCCCCGATCATCTTGACGATGGCGACGACGCCGCCGATGCCGAGCAGCGAGATCAGCGCATAGAGCGCGCGCGCCAGATTGGCCGCGCCCTTGCGCTGGTTATAATCGCTTTCGAGCGTCTCGATCCGCTTGTCGAGCGTCGCGATCAGGGCTTTGAGCTCTTCAAGCTTTTTGGGAATGTCCAAGGCGGTCAACGTCTGCAAAAGATTGGCATGTTCGTGGATCCGCTGGCGGATCGTCTTGATGTCGTCGCCCTGGCGCGCATTGTCCTTCGCGATCAGATCGATCTTGCCTTCGAGGCGCACGAGCGCGGCCTCGATGTTGAACGGCGCGGGAGGGATGGTGTCGCTCATACGCCCACCACGATCCAGGGCATGGTCATCGGGCTGTTTTCGCCATTGACGAGCACCATGCTGCTAAGGCCCCAGCTATTCACGCCGCTATTGTCCTGAGCGGTCGTGCTGAGGGTGATCGCACCAGGGATCGGAATGGCGAACGAGGTGAAGGCCACGGGATAGGCCTGCGTTGTCGTCCCGTTCGCAGCCATCGCGGTTTGCCCCCATTGGATCATCCATCCGTTGGTAAGCTTGATGTAGCCAGGATTGCCCAGGCTCTGGGCTGCGATCAGTGCGGCGCCCGATGCGCTCGTCAGCACGCGATTGCCGCTGTCATACAGCGCGGAGGCATTGAGTGAGCCGGAGCCCTTCTGACCGCCAGCCGGACTTCCGATCGTCGTGCCGTTCGCGCTGATCGAGAAATGCGAGGCCGCGCCGATCAGGAAGCTGTAGAAGTTGAAAGTACGATCGTAATAAAGACCGTCATTGCTGTCGAAATTGATCAGCGGCGCGCCACTGTTGAAGCTTAGATAGAATTCCGGATCGGTGCCCGGCCTGACGACGCCGCTATTCGATTGCAGCGCGCCGCTGGCGACGACATTGCCGGCGCCGTCGATATAGGCCTGGCGCGCGCCGTTGATGTACCATTGATGCAGGTTGTTCGCGCAATCATAGCTATAGGCGTCGTTCGCATCCGTCACGAAGGACGTGAAATTGAGATCTGAGGAAAGCCACGAGTTGGGATTGCCCCTGAACCGCAGCGTGCTGAGCCCGACATCGCCGTTCACATCCAGCGGGCGCGTCGGCGAGGTCGTGCCGATGCCGAGATTGCCGTTGGCCAGCCATGCGCCGCGCACCGTGCCGGCTGTGTAGAAGGCGAGATCAGCATCGCTGTAAAGCGCCATGCGGTTGCTCGGATCGGCTCCGATTAGCCCGCGCGCAACGCCGCCGGAATAGAAGCGGATATCGCTCCACGCATTGGCAGTCGGCCGGCTGATATTGACCATCTGATCGACGTCGTTGACGATCGTGAGCGGGCTATCGGGGCCGGCCGTGCCGAGCCCGAAATAGCCGTTGGAGGCGAACCGCCCACGGAACAGGTTGTTGGTATAGAAATCGACTGCGCCGGCCCCTTGCGCGATCAGCCTGACGAGGCCGGCGCCGACATTGGTGATGTCGAGATTGCCGTTGGCGCCGCCGCCGCGGATCACGCGCGCATCATAGTCGCTGCCGCTCGTGGCATGCAGATCGACGACGCTGACGCCCTCGGCGGTTCGCGCGCCGCCGATTTCCAGCGCGACGCTGCCTGTGGAGACCCCGTTGCCGGTCGTCACCGTCGCGCCGAACAGCCCCGAATAATTGGCGATCGTCGCTGTTCCGGTGACATTGAGGCTATCGAAACTCGCCGTTCCGGTGAAAACCGGCGAGGCGAGGAAGGCCTTGAGATCGGCCATCATTTGCCGCGCCGAATTGTTCACGGCGGAAGGCAGCATGCCTTCGGACCAGTCGATGCCCGGCTTGGCGGTGTTGTTGGCGGGATTGGTATCCCAATCGTAAAGGCTCATCGGCCTGCTCCCTGGTCAAGGCATGTGATCGCGGCCGCGCGGGCGCTGCGTGCTGGCGGGCGGGCGCTCATCGGATCAGCCCCGAAAGATCGGGCACATTGATCATGATCTGCGGCGGCGTGTTGAGATCGAGCCAGCTGGGCGCTGCCTGCCCGTCATCGGGCGCGATCGCCAATATGTTGCGCACCGCGCTGCGCGGGCTCCAGCCGGACGGGTCCGGCACGAGCGAGACATCGGGCTGCGTATCTACGGCGCCAGCGCCGCCATAGCCGGTATAGCTACTGTACAGCGGGACGCTGCCGCTCCCGCTGCCCGATCCATCGCTTCGTGCGGGCGCGCCGAGGCCAAGCGGAATGATCCCGCCGATCACGGGGGAGCGGGCAGCACCCCCATTACCGAAGCGCGCGCCGGGCGCAGCGACCAGCGGCCCCAGTTCTGATCCGTGCGCGGCCCACATATCGGGCGGAAGCTGCCAGCCGCCCGCATGCACATAAGCGGGCGAAGCAAGGTCGAACCCGTCCGAACCATCCTGAGCATAGCCGCCCGCGCCGTCGTCATAGCTCAGGCCATAATGGGCATCGCCATACAGCCCGACGCCCGGCTGCGCGCCATAACGATGATAGGTGGGCGGCTGCGAACGATAGACGATCGTCCCCTGGTCATCGCCCGGAACGGCGGTCCCCTGCGGCGCGACTGCATAGGGCCGCCCGGAAGCAACCTGATCGGGCTCGAACCCGGCCCCGAAGCCATAGCGATGATCGGTCGGATAAACCGGCCGCGGATCGGCCAACTGCACCACCCGCGCCGCATCGCCGGGGTTCGGATAAGGCCCCGCCGCCATCGCATCCGCGTTGCGCTTGAGATCGCCGAGCTGCGCATAAAAATTTGCCGTCCCCTGATCCGCCGTTGGGACAGCGAACGAAAAGGGCGCGGGCTGACGGGGCTGACCGATAGGCATTCCGTTCGCGTCGAAAAACGGCCCGACCTGATAAGCAGGCGCTGCCGATTGACCGGGCTGACCGCTGCCATAGCCCGCGCCGTGCGCCATATCGTTAGGACCGGCATAAAGCCCCGCCGCCGGATCTTGCGCGCCATAGTGAAAATCGGCCGGGTGCGGATGATAAATGATCCCGCCCTGATCGGGGACTGAAGCGGCGGGCGGAGCTTTCGCCATGAGTAGATCGGGCGCAGAATGATCTAAGCGGGGGGCAGGTTGGTGGATTGTATGCTGGGGTAAAGAAGCTTGCCGCTGGTCTGCATTTCGAGCAGGTGTAGCACTGCTGGTGCGAGGGCCTCCTACAACTGTATTACGACTATCCAGAACCCCGTTTGGCCCATGCGTGCCTACCGCACGCGCTTCATTGAAGGGACGTTCTTCAGGAATGAGTGTAATAAGCGATCCGTCCAGGTGCCTTTTTAGTTCGACGATTGGCTTTTTTATTACTTGAACGGGCTTCGTGATCACCTGTAACGGCGCGGCTAGGACGCTGTCGGGATTCTGCTTTTCCGCATTACTGATCTCGCTCTTGAATACGTGTTTGATGACGCGAGTAGCATAGGGCGCTGCAAGCCTAACAGCGCCTTCCAACGAGTCTTTAATGACACTCGCTTCCAACTTTCCTGATAAGTATCCACTTAAAGTGTCTGCTATCAAAGCCTTGGTCGGATTTTCCCGCGCGTAAAGCTCCTGCCTCATGCCGGCATCTCTGATGCCATTGCGCGCTGCATCACCCGGGTGAAAGTCATTACGCCCGAGAGCCGCATTTATCCCGTTGTCCGCGACATCATCTGCCACGTTCAAACTATCGGACGTGTTCCATAAGTAGCCGCGGAGGAAACGTCGCGTAAAGGTCACCGGCGGATGCGGCTTGAGGCCGAGCGCTTTTCGCTCCGCCAGATGTTGTTCTGTCTCCCGACGCAAGCGCTCACCCTCCAGCATCGGAGCGTCTTTAGGCTTGAATGATATACCGGTCCTTCCGCGTGAATCGGGAACGCTGTTTAAATATTTTGCAGCATAGGCTGTTCTTTCGTCAGCTACATGACGTAGATAATTGAGCTTTATCTTCTTTTCTGCATCGCTATCCCAATAGTTTGGGAGGAGTTTTTTCTCAAACTGATCTCTAAGTTTTACTGTTTCCGGAGAGTTGTCGTTTCCGATCCCCCATATTCCGAATAATATTGGCTTGATGTCTGATACAGATTTATAGAAAGCGCGGCTTTGTCCAAAAAGGGGCGAATCTGCTATCGCGTCCCATCCTTTGGTGGCGCCGGGGCCTAGATCGAATTTGTCCTGAGCCACCCTGACGAGTTGTTTCAGCGCCACCCCTTGCACATACAGCTTGTTCGCTCTTGAACGCTGGACGTCCACGGCGCTCTGGTTTGCTGATTGTGCTTGGGATCCCGCTTTGTCGCGTCCCATCATCTTTTGATCCTTCTGAGATAGTAGCCATTGCCGCCAGCCAATTGCCAAGGAGCCAGCCGCGACTCCGTGTTGGCGGCGATGAAGTGCTGTGCTATCGGCGGCGTATGCATGACGAGTTGCTTGACCTTGCCTTCGGCATGACGGAATTCTTCCAGGCGGTGCCGAGGCTGTTGTGGCTTCTGCTGCGCCTCGTGTTGAAGATCTTCGTGGAATTCCCTCGGGCGGGCGAACCGCTGCTGTCGCGTGCTTTTGCTTTCCTGCTCAACCCCAGCACCTATGTGAGCAAGCTTAGGGGCACGCAGGGTGCGGTCTCGACCAAGCATCGCGAGAGCGCATATCGCCGCATCGATCGACCCGGCTTTTCCCGTCCGCCGGCCGCCGGCGAAAATGCTGGCGCAGGCTCTCCCGGCGACCATTAGCGGGCCGGTGATCAAGAAGATTTTCTGCCCGCTCGCCTGCCCTCGCGGCGCCGCAGGGCGCCTGTTCGACTTTGCGGGCACAAATGGCCGTGCTATCGGACGTTGATGCTGGGTTCGGTGGAAGGCGTGGAAACCCTGTTCAGGGTGATCACCGAAGTTGTCGGTGAAATCCTGTCCTTCCGGGCGTCGAAGCGTACAGCCCCTGCGCCCAAGCGCCGCAAGAGCTCCATCTATCGCCGGGGCGTCAGCGTCCCGACCACCGCCAAAGTACGGCTCGGAGACGAGGAGGTCCGCGATTGATTTGCGCGGCATTACCCGAGTAAGACCTGCATAGAAGAGCGACTGGGCCATTATGAGCCGCCGAAAAATTTGTTCGCGGCCCCGTTCAGTGAAGCCGGGTTGTAGTTGATGCCTCCACTCTTGCCGCCGGCCGCCGAAGCCACGTTGCCGTTAAACAAAGCCGCAAACGGGTTGCCCGTCACCGCGCTCGCGATGGACGCTCCGAGTTGAGCAGCCTGGCTGATCGTGTCCAAAGTGCTCGGGGTGGTTTTGGTGGTCGTCTTGCTATCCATGATCGGATAGGGCGCAGAAAGCTGCGACAGCAGCCCGACATATTTCTGAAGATTATTGTACGGCGCATTGTCCTGATACTGGTTCGAGGTGAACGCGGTGATGTCGCCGTTCATGATTGATTGCAGCAGGCCGGGGATCTGCCCCGAAGCCTGAAGCTGGTCATCTATCAGCCCATTCGCCGCCGCCTGCTGGCGCTGGCGCTCCGCCTCATAGGCCGCGGCGGCACGCGAGGCCGCATTTTCCGCCGCGCTGTTCTGCGCGCCGAAGATGCTCGAGGCTGCGCCATATTGGCGCTGGGCGGCATTTTCGGCCGAGCTGTTTTCGGCGTTGAAGATATCACCCGAAGCGCCGAACTGGCGGGCGAGCGCGGCCTCGCGCGCCGATTGCTGGCTGTTGAGCAAATTGTTCTGCGCGGCGATCTGGCGCTGGCGCTCATTCTCGTAATTCTGCGCATAGACCTGATCGGTTGCGTTCGTGATGCCCTGGCCGAAAAGCTGCGCGTAAAGCCCCGATCCGTTCGATCGCCCGGCCGATCCGAACTGCGCATTGATCCGCGCCTGCGCCGCATCCGCCGCCTGGTTGGCGACCGATTTGATGAACGGGTTGCTGTCCGGCGTCAGGAAGCTGCCATTGGCGGACTGGTTGAGCAGGCTCTGGTCGATATAGCCAGTATCGAGCCCGCCATTGCCGGCAAAGCCGTTGAGCGCGCCCGAAACGCTGGTCGGCATGCCGTTGGCGGCGAAGCCGTTGAGCGCGCTCGATGTCGTGATCGGCTGGCCGCCATTGGCCCAGGGATTGGAACTGAGATAGCTGCCGTTAGCCGCGCCGGTCAGCGCGGATTGCCCGAAATTACCCGCCGCGAAATTGCCGAGCGTGTTGAGCGCGTTGTTCGCGACCGGCCGCCCGGCATTGGCATTGGCGACAATCTGATCGAGCGAGGCCTGCGTGCCCGCGCCGATCCCCGGCTGGGTCTCGTAAAGGTTGGTCGCAGCCTTGGTCGCCTGCTGATAGGGCGTGGTCAGCCAGTCAGGCAGGCTGCCTTGCGAATGCGTGGTCGTCGTGGTTTTCTTGAATCCCATCAGAGCACCTTCCGGAGCACGACAGCGCGCTCTTCATAACCTTGGGGTTGCAGCGCGCGGAGCCAGCCCTTGCGCCCGATCAGTTCGATGGAGGCGCAGCCGCAGCCCCTGGCCCACAGCTCGATCAGCCGCAGATAATGCAGCCACTCTTCGCGCCCGAGCCCGGCGCAATGGCGGATGAAGCATTGCGAGCCATGTTCGCCCGGAATGATCTGGGTGACGCAGGCGGCGCGGATCTTGTGGCCCTCGGTCGCGATCCAGGCGATCGCCTCGCCGCGCGCGATCTCGCCCATCACCTCGTCGAGCGATTCGAACGCGTCGCGATCGATCGAGGGCGCGATCGCCTCGCGCAGCTCGGCCTCCAGGATCGGCGTCATCGGCGTCGTGATCCCCCCGAACAGCATCAGAGGCCTCCCGCCGTCAGCCGGTCCTCGGCGTCCTTGAGCCGCTTCTCGATCTCGGCGTCGCGGGTGTTGAGATTGTCGATCAGCCGGCGCGCCCAGCCCAGCAAAGCGGCGGCGGCGGTGAGGAAGCTGTAGCGCGCCGGCGTCATCGCGCGCCCTCCAGCAGCACCGGCACTTCGATGCCGGTCGCACGGCTCCAGCTCTGGCGCGCGCCGATGATGGTGCGGCAGCGCATATAGCGGCCGCTCGCGCGCAGCGGGCAGCTGCCGTCGATCGCCTTATCGGCAAAGGCGGTGAACGAAATCGGATCGGCCATCGATTGCGCGCGCGTGCCGATCGCGCAGGAAACCATCGGCGCATCGATGATCGGCCGCACCGCATTGACGAAGGCACGGCGGCCGGGCGCGGCTTCGAAATCGCCGGTATCGAAGATCGCGGCCATCGCATCACCGTTAAGCGGGCCGTAACGCCCCGCCGCGTCGAAGCCGGTCGCGCGGAAGCGCTTGCCCTGCAGCTTGGGATCGTCGAGGCTGAAGGCGAGGCTGTCGAGCGATCCGAACTGATCGAGGCTTTCGAGCGTGTAGCCGATATCGAAGCCGCTCATCAGCCAGCGCATGGCGAGGTTGGATCGCGTCCAGCGGTTCTCGGTCAGGCTGTAGCTCAGCCGCTCATTCAGCAGCCCCGATCCGTCGGTGCGATAGGCCCAGGAGATGGTGGCGCTCAGCGGATCGAACGCGCCGACGATATAATTCTCGGTGCCGGGCGCGAGATGCTTGCGGAAATATTCGTTGACCGCGCCCGCGCCGATCGGCGTCGAGGTCGTCCCGTCCCACAGCATGAAGCCGTCGTCGGCAATATAGGCCGAGATCAGCCCGCAATCGATGATCGATCCGGCCGAGATCGCGCCGCGTTTCTTCTCGACCACGTCGAACCGGAACACCGTATCCGGCCCGACATAGGTCATGCGGCTGATCGCATAGCGCTGGAACACCGATCCGAATTCGCGGCCGACGATTCCCTGCACGGCGCCGCCCTCATCGGGCATGTCGTTGAAATCGGATTGCGCGCCGACATTGGTGCCCCAGATGGTGGGGTTGCGGAAGCCGCTCCAGCGCACCCGGTTGGGGCGGTGGCCGTCAATGCCGTCGTCGAGATCGCCGAGCACAAGAAAATCGCCGACCGTGCCGATCGTCTTGGCGCGCGGCGGCGATCCGGCGAGCGCGGTCATCGCCTGGCCGATATCGCCGGCGACGGTGGGCGCGCCGAGCTGCACCGCGATCGCCTTGCCGACGAAGCGCGCGAACTGCCAGCTGTTGAGCGCGCTCAGCGGCGATGCGCTATGATATTGCGAGGCGAAGGGCGCGCCATTGTTGCTCACCCAGATATCGTCGCCTGCGCCGGCATAGATGAAGCTGGCGTCAGAGGTATCGGCGAACACGGTCGCGCCGGTGATCGGCGGCGTCAGCGAAACCCCGTCGATCAGGTTGAAATCATAAGCGGGGCCATAGCCGCCCGGCACCGGCACGACATTGAGTGCATCGACGAGCGCATCGGACTGGAAGGTTGCCTGATCGGGCTTCCACGCGCCGAAGGGGATCGGGATCGGCGTCACAGGCAGGGCCTCAGCCGGTTGGTACCCGATCGGCCGGAGCTTTCACGGATCAGGTCGCTCTTGATCTTCTTGGCGAGCGCCCATTGCCGGTCCGCGCTTTCGGGATCGCGGATCACGTCCTCGAGCAGATAGGCCTTGGCGAGCGCGCGGATGAGTTGCTCGCCTTCCTCCAGGTAGGGATTGCTGTCGCTATCGTTGACCAGCGGCGCGAAACGGGTGGTGCCGTTGATCACGACCGGATAGGCCTGGTCCGGCACCATGTAGAGCTGGATGCCGCTGCCGTAGCGCGAATAATAAGCGGGCTGGCCCTTCAGCATCATGCATCCTCCAGGATGGCGGCGTAATCGGCGTAGAAATGCGGCGCGGTGTCGGCGACGTCGGTGACGGCGATGTTGAGCGCCTTGATCGAGGCCTGGCCGCCGGGATCGACCGCGCTCACGAGCACGGTATAGACATTGTCGTGATTGGCGTCGGCGGGCGCCTCGAAATCCTTGGTGCCGTTGGCCGCCCAGCGCAGCACCGAGCCGACAATCTCGAACTGCGCGGCGTCCGGACCGCCCGCGATCAGCCAGCTCACCAGCATATCGGCGGTGAGCGCGACTGCGAGCCGCGCATTTTCCGGCACGCTCTGGTTCTGATCGGTGGTGATGGTCGGCGCGGTCGGCGTCGGCGTGGGGGTTGGCGTGGGCGTAGGAGTCGGGGTAGGCGTCGGCGTGAAGATCTGATCGCCGTCATGCCAGCGATCGAAGGTCGCATGGTTGACGTAATCGAGGTTCCAGCGCTGGCCTTGCGGCGTGACGATGTGGAGGCTGTCGATCCGCCCGATCAGCGGGATATCGGCGAGGTCGTGGACGTCGTAAAAATCCTGCCCGGCGACGGTGGTGAAGCTGAGCCCGCGCAGCTCGTTGAACCAGAAACGTTCCTTTGACGCTTCCTTGATCGCGTCGCTGATGGCGAGCGCAATCTCGGAGGCGAGATCGGGGCGCATCAGCTCGTTCATGATGCGCGCCTTGATGGCCCTGAAGCTCATTATGCGGTCTCCCCGCCGGCGTGATCGGCGTGCGGAGCGGGCTTGCGCCCACGCCGCTTCGCCCCGTCCGCTACGGCCGCATCCTCTTCCGAAAGATAGCGGCCGTAGCGGTGGCTCGGCACATCCCCGTCGAAGGTGGATTCGACCGGAATCAGGCCGTGCTCGGCGATGAAATCGTCAAGCATGGCGGCCTTTTCGTGCGGCTTCATCGTCTCGCCGCCCTCGATCTGGGCGCACTCATAGGCCGCCGCCGGCGAGCTTTTGACGAAGATGATCCGAGCCATCGGCTCAGGCCTTGGGCACGTAGGAGACGGTGACGACCGCCTTGCCCGTGGTCGCCGCCGTGCCAGTCTGCGTGTAGGAAACGTAGAGCGTGGTGTCCGAAGCGAACACCAGCCCGCGCCCCTGATTGGCGGCGTCGGCCGGGGTATAGACCCCGATCGTGCCTTCGGTCACGTCGGCGGCGGAAACCAGATTGGTTCCTCCTGCGGTCGTGCCCGCCACCAACACATTGGTCGTGCCGGCGTTGAACGCCTCGTCGACGAAGACCTTGATCTGCTCGATCTTGGCGCCCGCCGGCACGGCGCCGATCTCGATGCCGTTGGCGATATTGGGGGTATTGCAGGCGATGTCCGCGCGTAGATAATGGACCGCCTGAAGCTCGAATTGACGTGCAACCGCCATCTTATCCTCCTCAGACCAGCGGCGCGTAAGCCGGGAGGATGATCGTCCCGAACCGCGCATTGTTGAATTGGGAAGCCTTCAGGCCGGCGATCGTCCAGGCCGAGACGCCAAGCTGGTTCTCATAGTCGAAGCGTTCCTCGACCCATTTGAACTTCTTGTCGTCATTGGGCGTGTCGCCGCCGGTGCCGAACATCGCCGCCTGCGCGCCGCACAGGATCGCGCGCCGGGCGTTGGTGACGGCCGCGCCGGTCGTCGAATTGACGCCATAGGGCACCTTTTCGGACTGGTGGATGACGATGCCGTTGTAGATGCCGACGAAATCGCCGCCGGTGATCAGCGGCACGTCGCTGAGCCCGCCCTGGATATGCGCGCGCTGCAGGTCCGCCCACTGGCCGGTCGAGGTCTGCGAGCGCAGGCTCTGCACCTGGTTGGGATGCGCGAACAGCACATAATAATTGCCGCCGCGGATCTTGAGCGGGCGGATCGGCATCAGCCCGGTCGAGGCGAAGGTGCCCTGCCGCAACCGCGCCGCCAGCCGGTCGATCTGGACGAGCGTCAGCTCGTCGCCGGTGGTGAGCGATTCATCCGCGGTCTTGCTGTTCGGCCGCATGATATGATTGGCGTCGGCCGGCACGACTGCATTGAAGCCGGTGTACGCCGTATCGGTCTGATAGGTGGCGCCGCCGATCTGATTGAAGAACCAGGTGTCGAAGCGGGTGGCGAACCAGTCGGCCAGGCCTTCCTTGGCTTCGCTACGCATATTGAAGGCGACGCGCTGTTCGGACATGCGGCCCTTGGAGATGACCGCGTGGCGAAGCTGATTGATGACGAACTGATCGCTGTAGGTGACGAGCGCTTCCTCATTGCCGTGCAGCGTATCGTCGCCGGTGGTGCCGCGGCCGGTGAGCTGCGGGCGCAGCCCCATGACGAGCTTGTCGCCGGCCTTGGTGGAAAAGTCGGTCTTGTTGACGAGCAGGGCGTTGGCGCCCTTGCCCATGAAGGACCAGACATAGGTCTGCTGAATCGCCTCGGCGGCGAGCTCCCGCTCCCATATGGTCGGGCTGAGCGGATGGCCCGATTGAAATTCCGAATATGCCATGGAAGGCGCTCCTGTGGGGGATGGTTCGATCCAGCCGCTGCGCTTGGCTGAAAGCGAACTCCCATCCGCCGGGAGCTGAGCGAAAGCGCCCCTCATCCGCTTCGGGGCCTCGCGAGCAAGGACATGGAAATCGGGGCTAGGTGCTCAACCCGAAATCCGATCCTGCGCTGACCTTATGATTGGCTTCCCTGCAAGACAAGCACCGGCATGATATTTTGTGGGCGCGCGATGCTCGAGGTATCGGGCAGGCATTCTCGCGGCGAATACCCCTCCGTCAGCGCTACGCGCTGCCACCTCCCCCGCCGGGGGAGGATCTGCGGTAACGCGATCGGGCCGACCAGATCCTCCCCTCAAAGGGGAATGTTCAAACTTGCCTGTCCCCCGGATAGGCAAATTTGCGACATTGGACCGCCGAAGGCGGTGGAGGGGTATACCCTTCATATCATCAACCCCACGCCGCCCGAGAAGCGTGCCATTCCGGGGCAGGCATAGAAATTAAGACTTTTTAAACGGAATTTGCACACCATGGCGGGGCCCGTCGCGGTTATTGGGAAAAGCGATCGCGGGCGGGGGCGCACGCGGTCAGGGGTCGCCCTGGAGCGGAACGCCAGGGCGAGAGGGGCAAGTGATGAAGAAGATTTTCGCATGCGCAGCCGTGGTAATTGCCGCCAATGCCGCGCTGTACCTCGCGGACCACACGGGCAACGCTTCGGCCCAGCGCGAGACGGTCGCCCACGCCGCGCCTGACCAGCAGCAGGCCGGGCCCGAGCAACTCGCCGACGCAGCGCCGCTGACGCCCGCGCTCGCGCAAAGCACCGCCTTCCACCCCGACGCGCAATAACGAAGGCGCCGGCGCGCGCTCACAAGCGCGGCCATCGCCCTTCCTGACCAAATTGGGACAGCGCAAGCCCTTGGCAACGGGGCCAAATCGCGGCTATGCGAGAGTCGGCCGCTGACGATATCGCCGGCGGCCAGGGTCGCCCCAAAGGATCAACGACAGCAACCGGGGGCAATGCATGTTTCGAACGATCGCGCTGATGATCATGGCGGTTCTGGCGGCGTCACCGGCCGTCGCAGCAACGGCAGCGCCTGAGGCCGACCAGATATTCGGGCAGTGGCGCGCCAGTGCGGACGCGACCAGTGTCCTTGCTTACACGCAGAACGAGTCAGGGGCCCAGTTCGGGTTCGGGTGTTCGGACGGAAGATGCTTCTATTATCTGTACACGCGCGCGGGCTGTGTAGTGGATCGCCAATATGATCTGCTGCTGAGCAGCCAGACAGCGGGGGACGCGCCCCAGATACATTCCGCGTTCCCCAGAGCGGTTTGCGGCGCGGGCGAAGGTGACGACGCCGATCTTCGGGCTTTGTATTTCGACGGGCAGAACATGCCGGCCGTGATCGCGGCAAGCGTGGTGGCCATTGCGATACCGGCCGAAGACTCCCAGTTCAGGGTTTCCAAATTCTCGCTGGAAGGCGCAAGCGCGGCGGTCACATGGGCGCGGGCGAGGTACGGTCAGGCCCCGGCTTCCGGCGACGCTCCGCAATAAGTTCTGGAGGAGGCAAACATGTTCGGGGCACTCACGATCATAGCGATGGCAGCCGCTGGAGCGGTCGCCGCGCCTGCAAATGACGCAGTGGAGCGGTGGCGCCTTAGCGAGCCGCTGGCGGCTTATGTGGAGAATAGCTCCGGCGAGGTGCTTGCGTTGGACTGCATCGGTGCTTCGTGCAAATATCTTCTCGCGCTGAACGGGGTCTGTCCGGAGGGCTTGCGTATCGGCACCATCGTCAACAGCCAGGTCGGGGAAACCGTGACCACGCTGACATGTCATACGAACAGTAAAGGCAACATCATGGTCATCGGTGATGCCAATCTCGGCCAGTTGATGTCGGGCGACAAGATCGCGTTCGCCTTCACGCATGTAGACAGCTTGATCGCTGTTGCGCGCTTCTCGCTGGCCGGCGCAAACGAAGCGATTGCAACGGTCATGGCGAATGCACAGCAGCGGGATGCTGCGGCGCCGACGCCATGACCACGAGCGCAGATATTCGCAGGTCAAATGGGCAGCCTGCGCAAGTCAGTGCGAATGAAATCCGGATAATTGTGTACGCCCGGGAAAGTTGCCGATGATACCGGCGATCACGATCATAGCCATGGCAGCCGCTGGGGCGACCGCCGTACCTGTAAGTGACGGGGCGGAGCGGTGGCGCCTTAGCGAGCCCTTGGCGGCTTATGTCGAGAATAGCTCCGGCGAGGTGCTTGCATTGGACTGCATCGGCGCTTCGTGCAGATATCTTCTTGCGCTGAAGGGGGACTGCCAAGAGGGCATGCTTTTTGGAACCATCGTCAACAGCCAGGCCGGGGAAACTCCAGCTACGCTGAAATGTAATACGAATAGCAAAGGCAACGTCCTGATCATCGGCGATGCGGATGTCGGCCGGCTGATGTCGGGCGACCACATTGCGTTCGCCTACCCTCAGACCGACAGCCTGATCGCTGTTGCGCGCTTCTCGCTCGCTGGCGCCAGCGAGGCAATTGCAACGGTCATGGCGAACGCGAAGCAGCGGGATGCGGCGGCGCCAACACCATGACCATCACAAATATTCGCAACTCAAATTGGAGACCCGCGCAAGTCGTTGCGAATGAAATCGGAGCAATTACGCGCCCTCGGAAAGGTTGCCGATGCTTCCGCTGATCGCCCTCATGGCGATGGCGGCCACCACTGGGGGGCCGGCGTCCGAGCAAACGCAGAGCTTCGGCGATTGGCACACGCATATCGTGCTGAATGGCGCATCGATGCAGAGCGGCTCGGCCTATACCGAGGACGGCCCCGGTACCGGCTTCGGGGTCGCCTGCGGTCGGGTGTGCACATATTATCTGGTCTCGCCGATCCCCTGCGTCGATGGCACCGAATATAAGGCGCTGGCCGCCAGCCCGACGGACACGGGCGAGATCCGGCTGCGCTGTATGCATCTTGATGTGGGTGACGGGCTGATCCCCCAAGATGGCGCCCGCATCGAGGAGCTGCTGACCGGGGATACGATCAGCTTCGCCTTCCCGCTCGGCGACGGCCAGTTCAACATTTCCAGTTTTTCGCTCAACGGCGCGAAGCAGGCGCTCACGGCCGTGATCGGCCGCTGGAAGCAAGAGGGAGGAACCGTGCATGCGCCTGACGATGGCAGCAAAGCCGCGGATCCGGGTCTGAATGACACGACGCTGTAGCCCCCAAGGATGGATGCGCGCGGGCTGGGCCGGATCAAGCCTGTTCCGCGCCATCGCGCTCATGGTCCTGGCCGTCCTCGCGGCGCCCGCAGCGGCGGAGACGCAGACGCAGGTCTACGGGCAATGGCATACGGATATAAGCAACGGCCTGTTTGATGCTTTCACGGTGAACAACGCCAAATCCAGGTTCGGACTGCTCTGCAGCGAAAAATGCGTTTATTATCTGATGCTCAACAAGCCCTGCAAAGAAGGCGCCCGATATAGCGCCATGGTGAACACGGCAGGGGATGCGAGGGTGGTGACGCTAACCTGCTACCGCGACGATCGCATTTATATCTTCCGGTTCGAAGCCGATCTCGGCCCGATCCTCGCAGGCGGCGATCTCGGGGTGGCGCTGGCGTTCGACGGCCAGTTCAACGTCGCGACATTCTCGCTGACCGGCGTCATCGACGCCACGCGGGCGATCGTCGACGCGCAACGGGATAGCGCCCGCGCAACGCCGCCGCCTACGAGTATGACCCCAGCGCCGCCAGCACCACGCGGTAGATGAACCAAACACCTGCCCACCCGCCAACTATAATCAAGAACCAGTACATGATGGGATTGCCCAAGCGCGAAAAAGTACGCGACTTGTAGCTGACTTCGCCATCGCGAAGCCCCTTGATAGTGGAGTGGGTCAACACTAGCCCCATAATCAGCCAAAAGGTAAGGCTACCCCAGCCCATTCCCCACTCTCCCCTCATACATCTTCCGCGAAGCCGGCTAATGCGGAACCGCTACTCATAATGGAAGCGGCATTGGGCGATTTCCAGCCGCTGATCCTCGCCACTGCCCGCGACGCGATAGACCAGCCGGTCCGCTTGGTTGATGCGCCTTGACCACCATCCTTGCAAATGGCCCTTCAGCGGCTCGGGCTTGCCCGTGCCCCTGAAGGGCGTGCGCCGGCATTGCTCGATCAGCCCGTTGAGCCGCTTCAGAGTGGTGTGATCGTTCGCGATCCAGTGCTGATAGTCAGCACAGCCATGATCCGAAAAGACGATCTTCACGCAGCGTGGAGATCGCGTTCCTGCCCCTCGCCGCGCTCAAGCTGTGCGATCGCGTCCCGGAGCCGGGCTGCGTTTGCGGGCGTGGAGACCAGGTGCATCGCCTCCGCCTCCACACCCACCCTGGCCGAAGCCGCCGATGTCGCTCCCGCACGCTAAGCCTCGCCGGGCGCCAGTGGAATCAAGCCTGCACGAAAGTTGGCGCGACCGACATGGTCAAGTCGTAACAGGTCATATCAAACGAAACGTTCTGGTTCTGCGCTTGAAGTTTAGGAGCGTCTTGATAGACGTCATTATCGGGGCGGTGGCGGGCTTGCCTCGTAGAAATGTTGGGGGGATCAGATGATAGGTGATTACGTTAGACTTCGGCTGGTTGCTTTTCGGCTAGCTGCCGCCTTTATGTTAGCAGCGACCTTTCTTCCGCAAGCCGCGCAAGCTGCAAAGTGGTATGTTGATAATACTTTAGGTGAGCTAAAACCCGAGGACAAGAAAGTACCCGCTTATCCCAAGCCGGTTCAACTTCTATTCGAATTTCAACGGGACGGTGGTCCAAATCCCAAAGCAACGAAGGCGGTTAAGCCTTGGGCGGTTGATGCACTGAAAGCTACAGGCGCCTTCACCGAGGTTTTGGACACCCCTACGACCGATGGCGCGGTCCTTAGCATCAAATTCAACAACGTCGTGAAAAAGGAAGAGCTCGACAAGGCCAAACATGATGGCTTCCGCGCCGGCTTGGGCTTCGGCCTTTTCGGTGGCGTGGTCGCTACGGATCACTACGAAGTCACAATGACTTATGTGCCTATGACTGGCGCCACGCCAATCACGACCGAAGTGAACCACGCACTCCACATGAAGTTCGGTAACAAGGAGGTCGAGATTCCCGGTACCGAGGTAAAAAATGGCAACGAGGCGGTGCAAACCGTCGTTCGACAGGCCTTGGCGCGCGGCGTGAATAATATCGTCACTGATCCCGCCTTTCCGAAATAAGCCAATATGGCACGCGGCCTGCGTCGGCACTCACGGATCATGTGTGCGCTCATTGCCAACTTGCAACTTGGAGCGTGCACGTCACAGATAGACGCCATCTCCCCGTCTTTCGAAACCGTTCAGGTGTTGCGGGAAAAGGCGGTCCCGTCGCTTGCGCTGGGCAAATTCATTCCGGTTTCGAGGGACATTGGGCGCAGTGTTGCGATTCGAATGTCCGTCATGCATGCACCCAAGGGCCAGAACTTCGCCGAATTCCTGGGCGCCAGCTTTGAAACCGAACTGAAAGCCGCTGGCAAACTCAACCCGTCATCGCCCCTACGATTGGAGGGCGTCCTGACAGAGAGCCACGCAAGCGAGGATCTTGCCAGGGGCGGTGCTTCGCTGGCTGCGACCATCACGCTAACGCAGTCAGGCAAAACCGTGTTCTCAAAGCCTTATCGGGTAGAGACCCGCTGGAGATCAGACTTCATCGGCGCCATCGCCATACCGGAGGCCTTTCGCCAGTATAATTCGCTATACGCGCTGCTTGTCCGACAGGTGCTTAGCGATCCCGGACTCATTACCGCAGCAAAACAAGCATCGCCGTAATAGCGACAGGGGACCGAAGCAGCTATATCATTACCAGCTCTAAGCGGATCGACGCACCCACCACAATAGAACAAGTCCGATCAGCGCTATGACCCCGCCCGTCTTGGCGAGAAACATGGATACTTCGTAACCTTGGTTTACTGCTGGATGCAAGGAACCCTGTAGCCCCCAGAGCCCTAGGACCGCACCGAAGATCAGAATAGTCCACGCAAGTATGATGCCGTCTCGCCTCATTGTGGCGCTCCTTAGCCAACCATCTAGAACGTTGTCATCCTAGCTGTCGCACAGTGGGCCTTCTAGAACGGATCGCGCACGCCCCCCTCATCCCCCCATCGCCCGCCGGATCGCCGCCCGCCCCTCGGGCGTCGCGCGAAACGCCGCATAATCCTCGTCGGACATTTGCGCCAATTGCTGCGGGGTGATCGCGCCCGGAGCGGCGCCTGCGCCATGGCCGAAGCTGCGGCCGCCGGCGGGTCTCGTAGTGTGCGGCTGCGCGCCTCCGCCCGCCCCCGCTCCCGATCCCGCGCTGCCATAGCCGCGCGCGCGGGCCATGCTGTAGATCGCTTCGGCGGCGGAGCGGTTGGTTTGCGCGCATTGATAGAGCAGCTGCTGCGCCTCGATCGTGATCGCCTCCTCGGCCTGATCGGTGGAGAGACCGAGCGCGTTCATCTCGTGCAGCCGCGAGAGAATGTAGTGCTGCACGGCGCGCGGGAAATCGGGCTGCTGCTGGCGGAAGCGCGCCTCGTCTGCGTCCGCAAGCTCGCGCACCTGCCGGTCGATCGCCTCGGCCTGGCGCTGCTGATTGACCGCCTCGAGCCGCCGGTCGATCGCGTCGATCTTCTCGGCGAGCGGGCGCAGCGGATCGCCGCCCGCCTGCTCCGCCGCCGCCATCGCGCGCAAATCCTCGGGCCAGGCGGCGGGATCCTCGCCCGCGATCGCGGACATGTCGTCGAGCCGCCGTTGCAGCGCCGCGTGCGCGGCCTTGGCCTCGTCCCTCTCCTTCTGCAGCCGGGCGAGCTGATGCTCGCTATTGGGCCGCCCCCTCGGCTCGGCGCGCGGCTGCGGCGCGGCGAAGCGCTCCTCGCCGGCAGCGGGCGGCCCGTCCGCCATATCATGCTGCGGAACGTCCTGCTGCGGGGTGGCGGCGGGCGCATTCTGCTCCACCGCGTCCATCGGCAGCGTCTCTTCGGTCATATCGGCTCCTGGAGCATAAGGGGTCAGGCGGCGGTGTAGCCCTGCGCGTTGACATAGACCGAGCCGGTGCCCGATGCGGTCAGCGTCGCGAATTCCATCAGCGTGTTGGCGGTGCCCTTGAGCGGGCAGGTGAACTTGATCTCCGCGCCGACGAACGAACCGCCGGTGTTGATCTTGCCGCGCCAGAGCACGGTGCCGGCCGCGCCGTCGCGGATCACGATTTCGGTCGCGGCGCCGAGCGTGTCGGCGAAGATCTGCAGGCCGGTCAAGTAATTGCGCAGGCCCGCGCCCGCCGCCGCCGCGATCGTCACCGCCGTCGTCGTGTTGGTGATGCCGCCCGCCGCCGCCGCATAGCTCCAGCGCGAACTGCTGAGCGCGAATTGCTGCATGAGCGTGCCGTTGACATCGCCGCGCACGCGATCCCAGCTCGTGCCGTTATAGTTCATCGGATAGGTGCTGCTGTTGAGCGTCGTCGTACTGTTCGACGCGCCATCCGCCGGGGTTGCGGTGGTGGAAACCGCGCCGGTGCCGTCCGCCACCTTGAGCTGGACGTTGAGCGAGCCGCGCAGGCCGAGCTGGGCATCCCCGCGCTGCCCATCCGAAAGCGTCGGTGGCGTCGCATTATAGCGGCCGCCCACCTTGACCGGATAGCCCGCGTCGCTCGCGCCCGAGGCGGCGTTGCCGCCCACGTACAAACCGTTGGTGTCACCGCGCGCGCGATCCCAGCTCGCGCCATTATAATTCATCAGATAGGCGCTGCTGTTGAGCGTCGTCGTCGTGTTCGAGGAGGCGTCGGCCGGATTGGCGGTGCTGGAGATCGCAGCACTTCCGTCCGCCACCTTGAGCTGCACGTTGAGCGAGCCCCGCGCGCCGAGCTGCGCATCGCCGCGCGCGCCATCCGACAGCGTCGGCGGCGTCACATTGTAGCGCCCGCCGACTTTGACCGGATTGCCGGCGTCGCTCGCGCCCGAAGCGGCGTTGCCGCCATTGACCTGGACGCCATTACTGGTGCCCGGCGTCGTCTGATCGATCTGGACGCTGCTGCTGGTGCCCCCGCTCGCGGTGCTGGTATCGAGATTATAGACCTCGCGGCCTGAGGTGTCGGTTCGGATTCCACTCATTGGGGCCCCCTTGCTGCCTGGAGAATTGCGCTCACTGCCTGGTTGAGCTGGTCGACATTCTTGCTGAGCGCGGCGATCACGTCGGCCGCGGGCAGCACCTTGTCGCCCACTGCGACACCGCCGGTCTGCGCGAGGATCTCGGCCTGCGCGCGGCTGCGCTCGGTATCGGCGCGCATCGCATCGACCTGAAGCTTCTGCGCCTCGATCGATCGATCGGCCTTGAGCCTGAGATTTTCGGCCTGCGCCGCCTGCAATTGCTGCGCGCCGTCCTGCAGCTGCCCCTGCAGCATTTTGAGCTTGGGATCATTGCCCGCGATTGCTTGCACCAGCGTATCTGCCATCGCGGTCGGCAGGCCGATATTCTCGATCACCACCGCCTGCGCCTCGGGCGGAAGCTGGATGCCGTTGTGCGAAAGGATCGCGAGCTTGCCGAGAATATCCTGCTGCTGGTTGGGCGAGCTTGGCGCTTCGTCGGCGATCACGTCGAACTTGACGCTGTCATCCTTGAAGGCCTTGGCGATCGTCGCCATCGCGACGAAGATCTCGCGTTTCTTGCCCTCACGCGCCTCGGCGATCTGGGCCTGCGCGGCCTGGAGCTGCTGTTGATATTGCGCCAGCGCCTGCGGATCGTTGGCCATCGGCTGCTGCGGCAGCACGAGCAGCGCCTGCGCGGGATCGAACGGATCGACGGTGACGCGCACCAATGTCTCGGGCGGCAGCGTCTTCATCAGCGCGAGCAGCGTGCGCCCCTGCTCCTCATGATAGAAGCGCTTGCTGTCGAACAGGCTCGCCTGCGTGCTCACAGCCGATTGCCGCCGCTGCATTTCGAGGCTCGCGGGCTGGTCGCGATCGGCGGAGCCCAGCAGCTCGACATTGATGCCGGAGACGCGGCTGATATTCTGCATGGTGAATTCGATCAGCATCACCGCGCCCTGCGGAAGCTGCGGCGCCTCGCGGTTGCGGATGCGGCCGTTGACCAGCGCGCCCTCGGTCACCTCGACATTCTTCTGCGGGTTGGACCAATCCTCCTCGGCCTTGCGCTGGTCCGCGAAGGCGCCCCGCTCGTAGATCAGCCCGCCCTTGGCGTTGCTGGCGAGGATGTGGATCACCGTCGCCAAGAACTTGTTGAGGATGCGCTGCGGGTCCTTGAGCGCGCGGACGATGCCGTACCAGATCTTCTTCTTCTCGTCTCGCTTGGCGGTGATGAAGTTGTACGCCCAGGCTTCGAGCGGATTGACTTCGAGCACGCCGGTCTGCCCAAGAAACGCCTGCTTATAGATCTTGCCGCCATCCTCGAAATCATACCATTCGATTTCGACCATGCAGATCCGCTTCGGGCGATTGTTGTCGGGGATGCCCTCGCCCTCGCGCTGATGCTGCGAATAATCCTTGGGTTCGATGCCCGGATCATTGTCGGCAACGCCATAGGCCGCCCATTTGGCGTTGAGTTCGGCATAAGGCACGCCGGGGAACATATCCTCGGCCTCGTCGAGATCGAGCCAGACGACCCGGCCCGCATAGCGCCGGTCGGCGAGATTGCGCTTGGTGGCGTTGCGATCCCAGAAGGCGGTGCGCGGATCGCGCCGGTCGATCGCGATCATGTCGGGCTCGGGCTTGCGCGTCTCGGTGACGCCGATGCCGGTGATCGCGGCGTCGGTGAAGGCATCGGATTCCTCGCGCTCGGACTTGGCCTGATCGCGCACCCACATCGCCGCCGACGAAAGCAGCTCGTTCACCTTGGCGTCGCCGGCCGTGCGCGGCAGATATTTCACGTCCTGCCGGTTGTTGACCTCGAGCCCCGCAATCGCATCGATATTGATCTGGACGAGGTTGAAGACCGGCGCAGGCCGCCCGTCCGCCTCGAAGATCGCCAGCTCCTCGCGCGACCATTGATAGCCATTGTAGAATTCATAGCTCTCGTCGGCCTCGCTGCGCCATTCGGCGAGATGATCGATGCTCGCCTTGGTCCAGCCCTTCAGCCGCCGGAACAAGCTGCCGTCGGGATCGGCGCCGATCGCCTCGACCGTGTCGCTGGTGGCGTCACCGGGCAGGATGTCATCATCGATGTCGCCCGGGAAGATATCGTCGGCCATGTTCTTGCGCTTCATTGCCACCAGCTCCCCACCGCATCGCGGATCATCTGCGCGAGCGCGGTCTGCGGCGCGTCCTCGCCGAGGTCGCGGCGCACATCGTGGATCAGTCGCCCCTGGCGATCGCGCGCCGCCAGCGAGAAGCGGAAATCCCCCAGCGTCTCGGCGCGCAGGATCAGGGTCGCGCCCTGATCGGCGCACGCCTTTCTGAGCTGGTTCCATTCGGCCAGCGCCGCACTCTCGTCGATCATGTCTATCCTGTCTGTCATGCTGCCCAACTTGCGTTTCCTGTCATCTGAATGCGGCGGCGCGCGCGCTCGTAGCGATCGGCCTCGCGCGCGATCGAAACCGGGCTGACCGCGAAGGTCGCCACGAACGCGTCGGCGAGGTCGGGCGAGCGGCCCAGCCTGTCCTTGGTCTCGTCCTTGCTTTCGAGCTTGATCAGCCCGTTCGACGTATAGCCGTAGAGAATGTCGGCCAGTTCGGCGGTCAGCGCCTCGTCATCGATATGGACGTCGCGGCCTTCGAACCACATCCGCGCCTTCCAGAAGAGTTCGTCGCGCAGCCGATGATATTTGCCGTCGACGCTCGGCCGCTCGGAGACGTTGAGCATCGTCACCGGCAGCCCCAGCTCGCGCATCCGGTCCGCCACGCCCGATCCGATCCCGATCGTATCGACCACGATCGCCGAGGGCAGCTCGCCCTGCGGCGTATCCTCGTAGAGCGCGAGCACGCGGCCCGCCGTCTGCATCGTATCGAGCCCGCGCCACGCCGTCACCTGCTCCATCAGCACGCGCCCGCGCCGCTTCGCCAAGGCCGTCCGGTCATCGCCGAAGCGCGCCGGATCGAGCCCCCAGATCGGCCGCACCGCTTCGATCGTCGCCTTGGCCACCGGGCGGCGGCGCGCCTCCTCCATCAGCGCGAGCGGGATCAGCGTGTTGCTGTCGACCTCGGGAAATTCGCCGAGCACATGCACCTTCACATGATCGGAGGAGAGCCCCCAATCGTCGATCATGTCCTGGATCTGCTTCTGGTTGGCGGCCTTGGCGCGGCGCGTATCGACCGTCATCGTCAGCCAGCGGTGGCGAAAGCGCGTGAAGATCTGGTAGAAATAGCTCGCCTTGTGGATCGGATTGCCGAACGCGAACACGAAGCTGTCGGGATCGGTGTTGGTCGCCTCGGCCACCGCGAAGATGCTTTCTGGCACGCCCGAACCTTCGTCGATGATCGTGCACTGGCCGCGCCCGCCATTGTGCAAGCCGCCGAACGCATCGGGGCGATGCTCGCTCCATTTCTGCGCGACCACCTTCCACGTGTCCGGCTGCTCGACATGGACGAACTTGCCCGCCGTCCATTCGAACCAATGCTTGTTGAGCGCGCGGCCATGCCACAGCGCCAGCTCGCGCCAGGTCTTGCCGTCGAGCTGGTCGCCGGTGTTGGCGGTGACGACGCCCGAGAAATTGGGCCGCGTCGACATGAAGAACAGGATCAGCCAGGCGATCACCGCCGATTTGCCCGGCCCGCGCCCCGATTTCACCGCCATCTTGATGACGTCGCCCGCTGCCCGCGTCCGGATCGCCTCGCCCAGCACGGCCAGATATTCGGCCTGCCACGCGTCCGGCCCCTCCCACCCGGCGAGATCGCCCTCGCCCCAATCGAAGATATAACGCACGAAGCCGAGCGGATCGGCATAAAGCCGCGCCATATCCTCCGCGAGCATGCGATCGATATCCCTCACAAGGATGCCTCGCGAGCGGAACGGACGGCGCGAATGCACACAGCGCGAGCGACCGGGCCACAACCCACAGCGAGGCCGGGCGCGCCAAGCAGCCCGCCGGACAAGATCAGGATCAAAAGAAGCGCCAGCATAAGGCGCCCCATTAATCACAGATCTAGAGGCTCAGGGAGTGTACATTAAATGAAAGGTGGGGCGGGGATGCAATCGCCCCTTGGCGAAGGACTTCGAGTGAACCATGAAATCCGCAACCGCGCCCCCTATGCCGCCGCTACCGGCATTCTCATAAGGCGCATCGCTCGTTACGTATGAGGTTCAAGATAGGCTCTTAGGAATTTCTTGAGCAGCTTTGGCTAAGCCAGCCCAATGCTGGGACGCTTTCAATCTCCAACGAGCCGTTTGTTATTGCTCACTCTTATTTTCGGTACTCTGCTGGCAGGTTGTGACAACAAAAATAGCGCGATTGTTCGTTCAGGAATGGCAAGCCCTATGCGCTATGATGAAGAACCCATCAAGCAGCGTCTCAAGGGTAATTACTTTACCGTTCCAGCAAATTGCTATGATTCACCTCTTGAAGTCGAAGGAAATGATCACGGGTATGCGATAGACGACAGTGCGTTGCTGGTTATGCTGTTGCCAGATCTTCAGTGTCGCACGCGTGAAAACAAGGCGTTGTTCCAAGTCACTGGTCCAAAAATGAGGTGGATGCTCGTACTGATCCAGGGATTTGGCCGAGTCGATCATGTCAAAGCCTTTAACAAAGTCTTTGATTTCCTTAGTTGTAATGACGGGCGTTTGACGTGTGTAGCCGGGTCAAGGCGACTTGTCGAACAAAATGCGGACTTCGATCATCTAGAATTCGACAAGCTTGAATATCATTCACTGCCCGATTTCCGTGACGCAAAAGGGGAAATGGTTGAAACGGTAGAGCTGAAACCTGTCATAAGCGATGTGTATTACCAAAAAGATCGTCACTCTTACACGATTTGCGAACGACCTTATATTGGAAAGAAACGGGGTAGCCGAATGATGCGGCCAATGTGCCAGCAAAACTTTTTATATCGGAACATCCAAATTCAATTGAGCTATGCCCGAAATTTCTTACAGTATCGGAATGGGATAGAGCTGCTCGTTAAGGAGAAGCTCGACAGCTTCCTTAGTCCAAAGCCACCCCTCGCCTAGCTCCGACTTAGTGCCGGAGCCGCCAAAAGGCCGTGTCAGAACGCAGGTGTAACGGTGACAATAGCGTTTCGTTATGATTCCGATGGGTCGCGATTCCAGCCTTGTTGGCGGGATAGGGTACGGCGGGATCGTCAATGAAGAGGTTCTGCCGGCCCGCGCCATCGATGAAGTAGATGAAGCCCGTGCTTCTGCGATCCTGCCGCAGCAGCGCCCATGCAGACCTTTGGTCAGGCCCGCATAAAGATCGACCCACGAGGCATGTGGAAATTAACTTGGCAGCCATCGCTATAGGATAGCGCTCAGGCACCTCCGAGGCGATAGCTGCCAAGCAATTTGCGCACTTTGATGGGACAAGTCAAAAGATGTGCCTCTAGAGCACCTCTCTTAACGAGCGGGGGGATTGGCTTTTAACCAATCATTGGTTCCAGCCTTTGCATTGTTGTACCAATACTGCTTCGTCAGTTCCGAGACCCAAAGGCGGTCATCATTGTCGATGTACTTGCTCAAGTGGCCATGTAGCTCCTTCGCACTATTCGTCACGTTGATAAGCCAGAATGACTCAAGCGCCCGGTGCGCTTTTAGTCGCTTTAACTCCGCCCAAAGCGTTTCATAATCTTTGCGTTTGATCAGATCATAGGTCAGAACATAGGTCGTCAT